ATGCACGACGCAGAGCGTTTACGTTCGGCTCTTTCTCTACATACGTCAGGGATTTCTCGTCGTTGTCGGGAATCATAGGTTTTTAAACTTGTCGATAAACTGGCCAACGGCCCTGTGCGTGAAGGTGGGGTGTACCCCAATCTTCTCACAAATGGTACGCGGCTTTAAATTGTCTGGGTTGCCGGTAAGCTCTCTGTAAAGAATCTCGAAACCCAACAGGCGATCCACATGGGCATCAATCCAGTCATCATCGCACGTCTCATCCCATGAGGGATGCGTGGCGGTAGGTCGTTCCTGTATTGTCTGTAATGGCATGAACCGGGAATTTCTTGTTCTTGAGTTTACCACGCAGCTTTGGTGGAATTAGAATGGCACGTTTACCACCAACGCCTTGTATGTTTCCATAAATCCAGCGCGGGTTCGGAGCATCGTGAACGTAGTCCGCTTGCAGGACATCTGGAGAAAACTCCGGGATGTCCATAGCCAGCCTAATTTTTAAAACAGCACTTTCGGTGAACCATGTGTTCTTCCCGTGTCCCGTGTAGTCGTCAGGCGTAAGTTTCTTTGCCTTGAGCAGCATGAGATCGTTGACGTTAACCCCAAGCTCCTCCGCTAGTTCTGTAATTTTAACTTTCATTAGTAACCTCGTTTTTTCCCTGTTGTCTTCATGCCCGTTGGGTCAATGTAAACGCAAGGAGTTGTTGCCGCGTATCTTAAACAATCAATAGGATCTTTCCACGCTTCCTCTGGACCTGCTGCGCCCGTGTACTCCTTCAGCGAAGCAATCGTGTTTACACAACGATCAGAAATGTAGAAGTGCGGATGGTTCGCTGAATCAACCGGAACCTTTGCGTTGTATGCCATCTTCGTCTGTATTGCCTGAATGCCGTCCTCAATCTCAAGCCCCGGCGCAGGGACAAACAGCAGACCAGCATCCTCCAGCTCCTCGATAATGCTGCTGGCTCCAGTGAGCCCTGGGCGTTTAGCGGCACCGGCTCTCGGGTCAATCAGTCTCTCAAAGATTTGCTCGTTCTCCTCAGACCGCGTAATAAGGTCAACGTAGTCCCTGATACCATAGCCAAGCCCCTTAGCCCCATCGCCATAGGACCACTTGCGTCCAGCCCACGTCGCCCAGTCTCCCACGTTGACATCCGGCCACTCACGGTAAACCCAGAACGTCCCATCCTCATCCACGGCTATCCATAGCATGAACCAGTTCTTGGAACCGGCAGGATCGAGAATTAGGTACCGCGTCACTCCCTTTCTGGGGATTAGATCATGGCTGACCACATTGATGCTGGGGTTAAACAACGGGAACTTTGTGGCCATGCTCTTAGTCGGGATACCGTACAAACGGCATAGCACCCATTGCTCGTCTCCCTTAGCCAAAGCCTCCTTGGCCACCCGCTCATACCCCGAGAACGGATTGTCCTTTGTGTGCAGGTAAATGATGGCTGCGTCCTGCTTGGCACACCGCTGCACATACGGAACCATCTTGTTGTTCAGAAGCTCCGCTGGCTTCTCCTCAATGGTCTTAGCCCCCTCAAGGTACTGCCGCACCGTTTCCGTGTACCCATCAATCGGCGTAAAGGTTAGGAGCATCTTGGCGTTACGGGTAGCCAACCGAAAGGACAGGGTGTTAATCAGGTCGGGGCCACCCAGGTACTCGTCGCACCACGCTCCAAGGTTGGGCACCGTAGGCGCATAGCATCCAAGCTCCAACCCCTCTAGCACCGTCTGGTTCTGCTGAAACTGGCTGTACGTCTTAAACAGGATGCGGCTACCGTTGGCAAAGATGACGCTGTTCCCGGCAAAGCCATTCTGTTTCGTATACGATACATACTCTTCCTGACCAAGCTGCTTGCGCTTAAGCTCAACCGGCAGATGGTGGAATACAGCCGTCTGCTGAACCAGCACCGAAAGCTCAGCGTTCTGGGCAAAGCAAACAATTAAAGACTGCGGGTTGTTCATGCACGCCTTCACCACCATCCACGCCCCAAGCTGCGTCTTAGCCGCACGGTTGCCACCCAAAGCCAGCACTGTGTCCACCTTGCCCAGCCACTCCTGAACCACATTCCAATTGGGCAGAACAAACCCATACCTATACGGATCGCCCTCAGAATTGCTGATAGCTTCGTGGTAAACCTTATGCAGCCGGATTAAGTCTTTCGGCTCCATCACAGCCATCTCCTCCACCGTAGGAGGCTTCAGGATGGCATGGTTACGCCACTTAAGAGCCATTGGTCTCCGTAACGTTAATCGGGATGGCGTCAGCCTGGAGCTTAGCCTTAGCCGCCGCAATCTCCTTCATGGCATCCTCAAGGGTAATCCCCACCACGCTGTGCTGCACCCGTATGGTGTTCTCACCCATAGCAGACATAGCCTTATCCTGATAGATGCCGTACATCAGCGCAGCATCCCTAGCATTGAGCTTTCTAAGCTCCTCTGGGTCCGCCGCCAATTGATCCATCTTTGCATTAGCAATGAGCCGTGCCTTCTCCGCCAGCTCCACCCCATCCTCCGCAAACCGCTCACGGTGAAACTCAATGGTCTGCTTGTGCCGCTTCCGCAGCGCAGCTATCTGCCCAAAGGACAACCCCGTTGTCTTCATGATGCAGTTGGGGCTATCCCCACGCCCCATCATCTCCAACGCCTGTGCCGACTCCTTGGGCTTCTGCACCTCAGTACTTTGCGGGTTGCTCACCTTTGCCACCGACGCAGCTACACTTGCTCCTACTAATGCCATATCAAATGTACTTGTGGCCGAACTTGCGGCTACTCGTACTCCAAGGCATAACAAGCGTTACGTCCATAGCGAATGGACCAATGCACACGCAAATCATTGCCTCATCCTTATGGCAACGGCCATTTCGTGCGTAGTTTACGTTACCACCAATCGCAATACGGTCAATGTCGTAGTCAATGGACAGTAACCCAAAGCCAACCCACACCGACCAGTATCTGTGCGTTCTCATCCACACACCGCATCAAACTTGCAAATGGTTGTCAAGCGTTGTGTAATGTCCGATAGATCAAACGCCATTGCACCAACACCTCTCTTTTGAAACAAACAGCACATAGCCTTTGTTTCCAAAGATGAGCCCATCTGGCAACTACCCCGCCACATTGCGCCTCACTTTGGCCTGACAGAACTGACACAATACCCCACCCCCTTAAGTTTGCTTGACACACTTTCACTAAACCCCTTAAAACCCCGTTAGGGGCGCACAACGTGCGATCCGAGGCTCGGTGGCCTCGGGCTACTGCGTGTGGCGCCACAGCCACGAATGCGCCATTTAGCCTTTTTTTTAGGGACGGGCGGATGAATTAGTACATCAGCAGCGCGGCGCAGGTCGAACCCCCTCCCCCCGGTCGGCGGTCGGTCGGCGTACCCGCAAAGCAAGTGCGTTGCAGGAGCCTGGCAGGCGGTAGGCTCGCGTGTGCGAGGGGTACGAGGTGGGGAGGATGCATCCGGGGAGCCTCCTGACATCCGGGGAGACATCCGGGGAGCATCTCTCCTGTGCATCCGGGGAGCCTCTGCTGCGGCATGCGGGCTGATCCTGCGGCATTACGCGGCCGGGGAATGGCTAGGGTATGGGCGCGCATTTAATGGGCGCAAACGGGCACGGATTGCGCGAGCTTTTGCGTGAGCGCGAAACTATTTGTCATAGGAGGAAATGCGATTTCTGAAAATAGTTCTCGACCAAATCAATAGAACCTGATCTATTAATGGCATGGGAGCAAAACGCTCCCGGCAAAAACAAACACACATGAAATCTCACATCCTAGTTCACGGCCCTGCTGAGTATGTTTTCAACCAGCGTAGAACCTATAAACAAGACTTCGCTGCCATTCGTTCGTTTAAGTTTCAATCTTTGGTGGTTTCTTTCCGGGATCAGAGCAACCACACCAAGGAGCCTTCCTTTGATGAAATGCGCGATTTCTGGTCTTGCGCGTCCATGTTTGCCGAGTCTCATCTCTCCTCCCATTGATAGCCTAAAAACAAATAACCACCATGAAACAGACACTCACTAGCTACGATTTTGTAAACCGATTCACCGAAATCCGCCCGGACAATTTCTCACGGGCTGCGCTGTTCGCGCTCTTTGATTACTATGGAGAATTGGAGAGAGAGGCACAGGCCGAAACTGAGTTTGACCCCATCGCCATCTGCTGCGATTGGACCGAGTACGCATCGGCCACGGAGGCAGCCGAGGCCCACGGATGGGAGTGCCCAGAATCAGAGGATGAAAAAAACGACACGTCCGAACGCGAGGCCATGCAATACCTCCACGACGAAACGACTGTTTTGGAGTTATCTAGCGGGCTCCTTGTCCTGAACCACTGATCCAACCACAACCACAACCCCTTGCCCTGCTCCCGGTTCGCCGGGGCGGGGTTTCGGGGTGCCAGGGTGGCAACGTGCCGCCCACAACCACAAAAACACAATGATCACGAACCTGCAAAAACTCACGGGGTCCGCACCCCTATATCGCCGCTACCCTTCACAGAGCAACCCCCAGGATGCTTTCGTCGAAATCGACTCGGCCGGGGCCGTTTGGTATTACAGCAACCCGGAGATTGGCAACGGTGTGCCGTCCGACGTATTCCACGGCACCGCCCGACGCTGGCGCATCCCTCACGTCCTCACGGCGCAGGGGTATGAGAGCCTGCACAGGGACATCGAGGACATGCTCCAACGCATCGCCGACGGCATGGAAACCTATTGGGATGGACAAAACACGGCGGGTCGGCTCACGGAGGACGCATCCGACGCCAGCGACGAGCTGGAGCAGTTTTTGTCCAATTGCTGGCAAAACGATTATCTGAGCGACGAGGAATATCTCGCCGAGCTAGAGTCCGCCTGATCCAACCCCATGAAAAACATCAAACTATTCGCCCGAAACGGTGCATGGATCGCCCGCACCGATGACGCCGAGGCCATCCGGTTATTCGGAACGCCCGATCTGCCAACGGCTTTCACCGACCGGACAGACGCCGATCAGGTGCTGTCCGCAATCCAGCGTCTGAATCCCGGCGCGCACGTCTCGATCATCCCCAACCCCATCCCATGAACTCCAAAGCCGTCCTGAAATTCATCTTCGAAACCCTCGTTTGTATGGCCGTTGGCCTAGCGATTGCCATTCTGTTCTATAACGCACTTTAGCAAACACCCTGCAATATGACCACACAAACAAAGCACACGCCCAGCCCTTGGACTCACTCTCCCGGCCAAGACACAATTTGGGCACGGGACGGCAACCTGCTAATCGCCCGCACCGATTATGCGCGGGGGGAAATGGCCGTAAACGAGGACGAATTTAACGCCCGCCTAATCGCGGCCAGCCCGGACCTTTTGGCCGCCTGTGAATCCGCCCTTGCGTTGCTCACTGACCCCAACGCGGAGCCCGGAGACGCGGACGCCGTGACGGCAATGCTTAAAACCGCACTAGCCAAAGCCAAGGGAGAGGCTTAAGCACCCATGTAGGTCCGTTTAAGGCCACTTAAGAGGCATTTAACAGGCAATCCATACCAACACCCGCACCAACCAACAAACAAGCCTAAAGGCCAAAGAAACCAATGAAAACACAATTACTAAAGCTAAACCCGGTCCAGTTTTGCAAAGAAACCCATGCGTGCGCCGGCGGCGAGGATTTTGCCGCTAAACACAAAACAATGGCGGAGGTTTGGGACAACTGCCCCAGGGTTGATTGGCTAACCTGGATTTTGGACGCCATTGACGCGCCGCACGACGAGAAGGCAATGCGTCTTTTTGCCTGCTGGTGCGTCCGCAACACCCCACTGGAAGACGGTCGAAAGGTTTGGGATTTGCTCACAGATGATCGGTCGCGCAATGCCGTCGCAGTCGCAGAACGGTTCGCAAACAGCGAAGCAACGGGAAGCGAATTGCATGCGGCAGGGGCTGCAGCAGGGGATGCGGCACGGGATGCGGCATGGGCTGCGGCAGGGGCGGCATGGGCTGTGGCATGGGCTGCGGCAGGGGTGGCAGGGGCTGCGGCACGGGATGTGGCATGGGCTGCGGCACGGGATGCGGCATGGGCTGCGGCAGGGGTGACAGGGGCTGCGGCACGGGATGCGGCGGGGGATGTGGCATGGGCTGCGGCACGGGATGCGGCATGGGATGCGGCAGGGGCGGCCCAAGTCCGAGAACTTCGCCGCGTTGTCCCAAACCCATTCCTCTAATGGGACCCAACCCATTAAAAGGGCCGCAATCCATTACGCAAATGACACACAATATAACAATATACCGGGACCATGAGCCCCTGTCCCTGATCATCCGCGCCACGATTACGAAAAACCACGACGCTCCAGGCTCTTTTCTCGGTGAAGGTGACTGGATTATTGACCTCGATTCCGTAACCGACGACGCGGGCAACCACATCGAACTGACGGAGGAGGAGGAGCAGGAGGTTGTTGACAGGATTGTAAGGTAAACCGAGATGCGGCTAGTCGGCAGGCCTTTTCCGTGAAGTTTCGCCAGATTAACAGTGAGAATGGTGAAGTTTTGACAGATTAGGCCAGAGTCTAAGATGACTTGACAGACCACGAAAAAACTGTGCTATACTGCCTTTGTTGGGAATGCGGCCTGCACAGCCGATCGAATTTACTGGGTTTGGTGTTTTGCCCAGTGAGCCCCGGAAGCTGTGCAGGCTTGCCGGGGCTTTTTCTTGCCCTGATCCTAACCGTTGGTTCCGGCAACGTATCAGCACCATTGCACCGGACGGTTTAAACGCTGTTAAAGTTAGCTGCTAGGTATCACGACAAGTCCTTGCCCCAACTTAGGGAGATTCGAGGGAGCAAGGCATGGAACTAGCCTCACGGGCTCAGTCAGGGGAGGAAGTGGTACTGAAACGGGGATGGAAGAACCTTTCCCGGAATGCAGTAGGCAAATAGGAGACATACGCCCACCTGGCGCATGGAATCTCCCTCATGGCTAGTCGGGGAGACTTGACTAACAAGATCACCTTGGACTACCGAACGCATTGCCTTTCCCCAGCTTTCAAAGAAAGCGATTGGTTCCGATGGACTACCGATTACAAAAGAGACATCACGAATTAGCTTGTGCTCTCGAAAGCGAGGTTTCAGTGTGGGGATAGTTTCAGCAACTAATGAAAACGCAACCTCGGATAATTTCAATCTTCTCCGAGGTATTGTAAACCAAAAACAACCAATGAAAAACGAAATTACGTTAGATCAGGCCCGCAAGGTTTTGGAGGTAGTTGATGTCGGCCTTTGTGGAGGGATCGGGAATCCGGTTCCGGGAGAAATGTGCGTTGAGGCTGCGGTTTGCTACGCTCTGGGACAGCCGCACGGGGACGACCCGGAATGCGTAAATGCCGCCGTGCGCCGGTTCAAAATTGAGCTCAACGACGCTAGGTGGTCCAGTAATCAGGCCCGCAGCGCGGGCATGCGAAAGTTGGCGATTGCCCAGCTAGGCACCAATGATAAGTTTTTCGACGAAAAGAAGTTTGTTGAGGTGCTAATTGAGCAGACAATACGCAAGATTGTGCCGTACGCGCTGCGCTTAGCGGTCAAAACGGCTAAAGATGAGCGCAAGCAGACGCTGGAAGAGGCTGCATTACGTTGCGAGCGGGACGGTGATAGGGCGGCAGCGTGGAATGCGCAAGAAGCCTCCTACGCCGCCTACACCGCCTCCTACGCCGCCTACGCCGCCTCCTACGCCGCCATCTACGCCTCCGCCTACGCCGCCAACGCCGCCTACGCCGCCAACGCCGCCAACGCCGCCAACGCCGCCGCCGACGCCGCCGACGCCTACGCCGCCGCCGCCGCCTGCGCCGACGCCGCCCACGCCGCCGCCTGCGCCGACGCCGCCGCCAACGACGACATTGCTCTTAAGATGTCAGCCGACATCGGTGTGCAAGCACTCCGTGCCGCTGGAGCCCACGGCATTAAGCTCATGGATCAACTAATCCCAGAATGAAAACACTACTCGCGCTAATCGCGCTATCAGGGTCAGCATTCGCAGCCCCACCAGAGGCTTTCTGGAGGGCTTTGCATCAGGTAGAGACCGGCGGGCGGTTTGGAGCCATCAAGGGAGATGGAGGCGCAGCCCTTGGACCCCTGCAACTTCACAGGGGCTTCCACAGGGACAGTGCCGTGCCTGGACCATTTGAGCGGGTGGCCGATTTGAGCTACGCCCGTAGGGTGGCGACTGCGTATTATAAGCGGTACGCTCCTGAGGCATGGGAGCGCGGGGACGTTGTTGTGTTGGCCCGCATCCACAATGGAGGCCCGAGGGGGCACCAGAAGGCCGCCACCCTAGCCTATTCCCGCAAGGTCGTGGCCGCGATGGGGGGTAAGCGATGAGCACCACCAACGACCAGCCCGCCGCCGACTACGCCACGCTGCGAACGCTTGCCGACAACCAAGCTGAGGACATTGAGCGGCTGCACGCCAAGATCGCGAACCAAGCCGAGCGCATCCGGCACCTCGAAGGCGCGACCAATCACGCGACGGGCACGCCGCTGTCGCAAGCACAGGCCAAGATTGTTGCCCTCGAAAGCCAGCTTGAGGCCCACGCATGGACGATCAGCCCCGCCATGGCGCAGGCGCAGATTGACGCGCTAAACGCCCAGATTTATCGGCTGAGAGCCGCGCTGATAAAAATTGCTTACATGACGCGACACGAATGGTCGGCAAATGTTGCCGTAGAAGCGTTGGAGGGCCAGCCATGAATATGCACCCCTACGTGACGGCACTAGTCATCTTCTCACTAGTGGTCGTCCTCCTGGGCATCGCCGTTGTTGCGGTGATGATGTCCGGCAGCGACCGGCTATATCCGCCAGACGACAGGGAGGACGACGACGATGAGGACTAGCGGTTGAGGATGGTCGTAAATGTCGGGCTCTCGCGAATTACGACGTAGGGCCGCATCACACCATCCCAGCAAGCAAGCTCAACTTTCTTTACCGGCTTCTCCGATTTTACTTGAGGCCGTTCAACAAAAATAGGATTACCAAACAAATCAATTTCCGGCATAGAGAAAACATAAACAACCCAAAAAAACAGTCAATAACAACGAGACAAATGGCACTAATTCACCACGCCGCCGCGATCCCCGTAGATGGGGAGCAGTGGAGGCTTCGTATGGAAATGTGGATGGAGGCATCGAGGCCCGAACCGCTTTCCGAAATCATCAGAGGGCTAGACGACATGCGGATCGACTACGATTTGAGCCGCTGCGTCGTTTACACGTCGCCACTTATCCCAGATGAGGACGATG